CTTACCGATAATGTTACCATAAATGTGACCTTGATCGATTGTTACCTTTGATGTATACTTGCAGCATATCGCACATCCTTGCTATCGGCCCAACAGCGCAACTGTGGCCCGAGCCCAAATGTATATCCCGCCCACTCATGGGCGCCAGATAGAAACCGGCTTCCTGAGTTGCGCCAGGAAGCCGGTTCTGTAATATCAAGGCCAAAACGAAAGAGCGCGCCGGGCATCCTACAGCTGACGCGCCCTCTCGTGAAGCAATAGAACCTTTACCCGAAAAAGCACCGCGCCTACGGAGGGCACAATCTCCGAGGCGCAGCGACAGTCGAGTGAGACTACTATAGCACACGACTGCCGCAAGTGCAATAGCATGAAAGGCAGTCGAGTCATGGTAGCACATTCTCCTCCCAGGTTCCTCCTAGCCGAACTGGCGCGCGTCCAGTCCAAAACCCACGAGATCGTCACGATCCATCGCTCCGTCCATTGCCCGGCGGTCTGGTCTGACCGTTCGGACCAATGCACCTGTAACGTGCGCTATGCCATCCGGCGGCTGCCGAAAGGGGGGAAGCGCTCATGACCAACCAACCCCGCTTGCCGCGCCTGGTCGTCTCTGGCGACCCTGGCAACGCCCAGATGCTGATTCGCTTGCTCGCGCAGATCGCCGCTCGGCAGGCCACGAGGAGGCGCGCATGATTGTCGTCGCTGAATACTTTCGCGTCTCCAAGAAAGACGAGGAGCGCGGCATCTCGATCGAAGTCCAGCAGGAAGCTGTCAGGCGCTGGGTGCAGCACAACGTACCTGATGCTGTCCTCCTGCCGCCCTACGTAGACGACGGACGATCGGCCTATGCCGAGAACATCGCCAATCGCCCGCGCTTCCAGCAGCTCATCGCAGACGCCCGCGCGAAGCAGTTTACGCATATCGTCGCCTACAAGTACGACCGGATCGCCCGAAAGAACAGCGTGTTCTTCCCCTTCCTTGCTGAGATGGAGCGACTGAACATCACGGTCGTGAGCGCAACCGAGTCAAACGACTGGATGATGAGCAGCATCAGCGGCATATTCGCCGAACACTTCAGCCGGATGCTTTCAGCTCGTATGACCGATGTAAAGCGCTTCGATGCGCAGCGCGGGCGCTGGGTCGGTGCGGTGCCGTTCGGCTATGACCGTGTGGATGGAAAGCTCATCCCTAATGGGGATGCGTGGATTGTCCAGCTGATTTTCGAGCTGTACACCTCGAATGGCTACGCCATCATGGACATCGTAGATGAGCTGAAGGCGCGTGGGCTCGAGCGGCGCAGCGCCTGCCATAACGATGGGGAACCCTACCCCATCGGCTCGCAGAGCGTTCGCCAGATCCTCATGAACGCAGTGTACATCGGGCAAGTACGCTGTGGTGACATCACGGTTGAGGGGGCGCACGCTGCTGTTGTCGATCGCGCGATCTGGGAAGCGGCGCAAGAGATTCGCGCTCGCCGAAACCAGCACGGCGGCCGGCTCACGATTCAGGCGCCCGACTGCGGCATTCTGACCGGCATTGCCCGTTGTGCGGTCTGTGGCTCGGCGATGTGGCACATGCGGAGCGGCAAGAACCGACAGCAGACCTATGTCTGTAAGGGGCTGCTCAGGCTCCATGCCTGCGATAACGGGCGGGCGCACGTCCCTGACGTTGACCGCTACGCCTTGCATGTCCTCTCACGAATCGAGTTGCCTGCCGACTGGCAACACCAGGCCCTTGCGCTCATTCACACCGACCGACGACCAGCCCAGCCCGATGTCGCCCAGCTCGAACGGGAGCGCCGGAAACTGCGCGAGCAATTCGTGAGTGGGCTGATCACGCTCGACCAATTCCAGCGCCAGGAAGCCACACTGAACGCACAGGCAATCGAGCGCCCACCGCCGGCCGTTCTCGACCTGGAGCGCGCCGCCGCACGCCTGGCCGACTTCGCCGCGCTGCTGGAGCACGCGACGACCGATGAACAGCGGGCTATTATGAGTACACTCTTTAGTGAAGTCTGGTTGCGCAGCAGCGTTATCGAGGCGTGGGCGCCGCGCGAGGTCTACCGCCCACTGTTTGCGGTGTTGTATGATGAGAAAAGGCGCGGGGGAAGACCTTCCCCCGCAGCATTCTCACCCTATCCCGTATTATGGGCTAGCCTTAACCAACCCCTCGTCTTCGGAGGTGCAGCATGAGCACCTCCACCGCACCCGCTTTCTCCCTCCTCCATGACATCGTGGGCAATGGGCACCGCGCCGGCCGCTATGCGGTGATGAACCCCCCCAGCAGAGATGCGAAGTACCTGACCGTTGACCAGGCTCTGACCGACGACCAGCTTGACGCGCACGTGCTGGGCAAAGATACCTATGCCGCCTATATCATCGGCGCCGATGGGCTTGTGAGCGGGGGGTGTATCGAGCTGGACACCGACGCGCTAGCCGGCGCTGGGCGCGTGCTAGCGGCTGCTGAGAAGCGCGGGGTAACAGCTTTCGCTATCGCCGTACCTGGCGCGGGCAATCACGACGGCTCACACACCTGGATACTCTTCGACCAGCGGGTGACGCCGGCAGCCGCCGCACACCTCGCACACCAGATTGCAATCGAGGCGGGATACCCCGATGCCGAGATCCGACCGACCGGCGCGGCGATCCGCCTGCCCTTTGGCGTCCATACCCATAGTCGGAAGCGCGGGCGGCTGCTTCTCCAGAGTGGGGAAGTCTACCACTTGGACGACTCCGACCAGTTCAGCATGGGCGCGGCCTGTGTCGCTGCCCTGCCGAAGAACCCCGCGCCGCCCGAGCCGCCGAAGGTGGAACCGAGGCCGATCAAGTCGGTTGTGGTAAGAACTCTTACCACAGGCTCATCCCCAATAGCCCAATTCAACGCCGCGCACACATCCGAGGATCTAATCGAGCGCTACGGCGGCCACCGGACGCGCGACGGCTGGGCCTGCAACTGCGGCGTGCAGCACAGCCACACCACACAGCTACAAGTGCTCTCTGAGGGCGGCATCGTGTCCTATTCCCCTAACTGCCGCTGGGCCCCACACTACACGAGCGGCAAGTGTAGTGATGCTTTTGGCTTGTACTGCCTGGTCGAACACGGCGGGCGCGTCAAGGATGCGGTCAAGGCGCTGCTGCCAGAGCGCGAGCCGCGAGTCAGTAAGATCACCTTTGCAGAGCAGCCGCCCAAGCCCAGCATCGACCAGGCCGCCGCGTACAATGCCGCCCGTCGCGAGAAACGACATGCCGACAACCGGCAGGCCCTGGAGACGATCGCGGCAAATGCTGCACTGTGCAACATATCCCCCCGCGCGCAAGCCCTGGCAACCTACCTGCTCGACCAGGCCAGCGCTGCCGGCGTGCTGCAAGTCCGACCGACCAACGCCCATCTGGTCGAAGCGCTGGACATGTGCGAGCGCTATGTGATCTATGCCTTCCGTGAACTGGAAGCCGCTGGACTCGGCAAGCGCCACGGCGGCCGTGGAGGGCTAGACCGACCAAATGAAGCCGCAACCTTTACGTTTTACCGTTCGCCATCCCTAGGGTGCATTCCGCATCAGGACGCGGAATGCACCCTTGTTATAGATATAAGAGATCCTAATCCGGATCAGTATTTAGCTAGTGAGCGGGGGGACGTCCCTCTCGGCGAAGCGGACAGCCCCGATACGTGGGCCTGGTGCGAGGATGACCACGGCGCCGACGAGCTGAACGCGCTGGAAGCCGAGCCGGTGACGTGCAGCCTGGGTGACTACCCCGCAACGCAACCAGCCGAACGCATGGCCCTGGTGACGCGCTTGGAACGGATGACCGATGTGGATCTCGCCGCGTGGATTGCCTCAAAAGGAGCGAACGATGGGCAAATGGACGGGACTGGAGAAGCCAATCACGCAGAAGATAGCGGACGCCGAACCGGAAGCGGAGCGGTTATTCAGCCAGCCGTCACGCCGCGCGTCGTCTTCTCCTGTGGTCGCTGGAAAGCCTTTGACGGGCAGTGTTATACCTGGCATACGACCAGGGAAGCGGCGAACCGTGCAGCGGGCCTAGCGCTGGCGCCATGTCCTGATGCGCATCAGGATTTAGACGATGCCCCCGGCGCGTCCTACGACCCCGAGGCCCCCCTACCGCCGGCTGACCCGCGCGCGGTGCCCTCGTGGCTGCGCATCGCCGGCGACATTGCGATGACCCGGCGAGAGGATGGCCAGGCCGAACAGGTAGAGCAAGCGGGCCTATTCGAGCCGGCGGCACCGCGCCTGCCCTTCATCCGCCCCGCCCGCGCCGCCCAGCTGCTCGACTTGCCTCCGGCGCTTAGGGGGTGGCGCCCGAAACACGCGGCGCAAGCGCGCAAGGCTCGGGACGCGCTGGCGGCCCTGGCACACCCCCGCTCACAAGCAAAACCCACGCCGGAAGCGACCAGGCCGCCCGGGTTATCCGACCAGCCGGCGAGCGAGCCGCCCGGCGAGCACTACGATGCGCAGGGCTTGCCCGATCGGTTGCGCGTTCTGCAGGACCGCCGTAACGCAATAGCAGGGTAAGTATGACCGCAATCGACAATCAGCCGACCGGGACACGGGAGAATGCAGCAGAGCGCCGCGTACAGGCGCTGCGGCTTCGTATTGCGGGCGCGTCCTACCGAGTGATCGGCGAGCAGCTCGGCGTGAGTGGGAAAACGGCGTGGGAGGATGTACACCAGGCGCTCGCCGAACTGGCCGCGCTGGAGCAGGCGAGCGCTGAAGAACTACGCGCGCTGGAACTGGCGCGGCTGGACGATCTGACGCTCGCCGCTACGCAGATCCTACGGATCTCGCACCCGCTCGTCAGTGGGGGCAAGGTGCTCTCTGGCTTCACGGAGAGCGGCAAGGTGATCGGACTAACCGACGATGGCCCGAAGCTCGCCGCCATCGACCGATTGCTGCGCATCTCGGAATCGCGCCGCAAGTTGCTGGGCCTGGACGCGCCGGCCAAAGTGGCGCCAGTGAACCCGGACGGCACGCCCTACGAGACGCAGCAGCAGACGATCGGCCTGGTGCTGGGCTTATTGGCGCCCTACCCTGATCTGCGGCTGCTGCTGGCCGCGCAACTAACCGAGGGGGCCGATGCTGACGTTCAAGAGTAATCTGGCTATGGCGCTCGACCCGGTGCTGCTGTTCAGGAGCGCAACCGGCCTAACGCCGGACCCGTGGCAGGCGCAACTACTGCGTTCGACCGCACCGCGCGTGCTGCTGAACTGTTGTAGGCAGTCGGGTAAGAGCACAGCAGTAGCATCGCTAGCCTTGCACACGGCGCTCTACCAGGCGTCTGCCCTCGTGCTGCTGCTCTCGCCGAGCCTGCGGCAGTCAGTCGAACTCTACCGCAAGGTGAGCACGCAGTATCGCGCGCTTGGGCGGCCTGTGGCGGCGGTAGCGGAGACGACAACACACTTGGAGATCGCAAACGGGAGTCGCATTATCTCGCTGCCCGAGAATGAGGCGACCTTGCGCGGCTACAGTGGCGTGACGCTGCTCGTCATTGATGAGGCGGCCAGGGTTGATGACCCGACCTATGACGCGGTGACGCCGATGCTGGGCACCTCACACGGGCGGCTGCTGGCGCTTTCGACGCCATGGGGCAAGATGGGATGGTGGTACGACCGTTGGGTAAATGGGGGCACGCGCTGGCAGCGCTACGAAGTGCCCATCACGACGCCGGAGATTGCCGCGCGTACCGATGTGGAGACGCTGGAAGAGGCGCAGAGCCGCGGTGACTGGTTTTATCAGCAGGAATACATGTGCCTGTTCGGCGAGCGTGAGGATAGCGTGTTCCAATTTGCGCATATTCAGCGCGCGATCCGTTCAGATGTGCTACCGCTCGATGATGTGCTGCCGGTGGGGGTGTAGCTGTGTCGTATTCATACTATCTCGGGCTGGACTTGGGGCAGGCCGCTGACTATAGCGCGCTCGCCATTGTCGAGGAACCAGTGTGGAGCCTGCCGGAGCGGCGTTTTGTCTCGGCCTCCACGCTCTCGCAGGATGTAATCGACGCCTACGCATGGCAGCGATGGCAAGCCCAGCGCCCCACCAAGCCGCCGCTGTGGCTGCGCACGCTCCATCGCTTCCCGAAGGGCACGCCCTACCCGGTGATTGTGGATGACGTGATACGCCGGCTGGGCGGTGGCGCAAAGGGGCGCGACGATGCGCTGTTGGCCATTGATGGAACCGGCGTGGGCGCCGCAGTGGTCGATATGTTCCGCTTTAGCAACCTGCCCTGCGAATTTGCGTCGGTCATCATCACGGGCGGCACGAAGGCCGAAGGCAACCACATACCGAAACGCGATTTGATCGGCGCGGTGCAAGTCGTTCTCCAGACAGATCGGCTCCAGGTTGCGAAGGAATCGGAGCATACCGCGACGTGGCAAAAAGAAATGCAAGGCTATGCAATCAAGCTGACGAGCACAGGCCACGACACGTATAACGCCCGCGCCGACTCAATTCATGATGACCTGGTGCTCGCTGTCGCGCTCGCCGTGTACTATCGCGGCCGGCTCAATCTAGGCGAATAGGCATCACCGGGCGCGGTGTACCGGATATGTCGCGCCCGTATCCGAGGGAGCAGTAACCAATGCGAACGGACGTACTACAACGGTTGAAAGCGCTGGGCGCGACTGATGCCAAGATTGCGGCGCTCGCCGTCGCGTTTGATGAGGATACGATCGCGGCCCTGCTCGGGCAGGTAGAGATGACCGATAAGGACGCCGCAGATATGCAGATTGCCTATAAGGAGCAAGACATGCCAGCGAGATTACCAACCGCGACCGACATCGAAGCAAACCGCTTTGAGATCGCGCTGAAAGAAGCGCAGATTGACGATCGACTCCACGATGGGCTATGGGATATTTGGGCTGGCAGCCCCTCCAATGCCCATGCCATTGTCGCGCGCTTCAAGGGCGGCTCGACTGATGACCTGGAAGCCTTGGTGACGAAGAAAGCCGAACGGCTCAATATCTGGCGTGATGCGGTCGCTGGCGACATGACCCCACGATAGAAAGGACACGAGGATGACGACAGACCTGATACTTGACGCGGCCTATCAGCGGGCGCGTGCTGCCCATCTACCCCACAGCGAGGCGTTGGCCGAGGCGCAGATTGCCGCAGCGCAGATCCGTGCTGACCAGGCACGCGCCCAGGCTGCCCAGGCCGACAAGGAAAACCCGCAGCCCGCGTTCAGCTGGGCGCGCTATGACGAGAGGGAGCGCCGCGCGACGGCGTACTTGGATGCGACATTCGACCCGATGCAACGGCAGATGCGCGAGACGCGGGCGGCCCAGATTAGAGATCAGATTGTCGCGCTGGACAAGCAGATCGATGCCGTGCTCACACCGCTGCGCCAGCGCCGGCAGGGACTTGTAGAGGAACTCGGGCGGCTATAGATGAGCAGCTGCCGACGCGCCGTTCCGGTCGGTGTGTGCAGTGAAGTCACTGCGGCCTGTCGGTCCATCAAGCTGAAGTGACGCGCCGAAGGTAATCAGCGCGGGGCGAAGTCTGCCGGATTGCAGCTGCCGCGCTGATTACTGGAGATAAGGAAGGAAGCATCAATGTTTGGGAATGAGATTACCCGATCTGGTATTGCGCACTTGACCGCGCTGCGCTTGAACGAAGGCGGGATCGTGAGCGCGGTGATGCCCTTGCCGGGCGGCCGTGTGCTCTGGCTGGTCGAGGCGGCCAACGTTGACGAAGTGAGCACAGATCAGCGCCGTTGGATTGAACAGATCGAAGCCTTTGGGCACGAGGTCGTCATTGGCACATTCGGCGATCTGGTGACGCGCGCCACAACGCTGATTCAGGAAGGATAAGCGATGCACAAACCACGCCGCTACCTTGTCGCGCCGGAGCTGCCGCAAGGACCGTTCTACCTCAATCCATGCGGGCCTGGCTTCTTCAGTGTGGTCGTGCCGATCGCGCGCACGAATGAGGTGACAAACCCATCGATCGAGACGGCGACCATCGGCTATACGGCGTCTGGCGGCTCGATCGCGCGCTCCACCACACGATCGTACCACGGGGCCTATTCTCTGGCTGTTACCCCTACCGCTGCCCTCACAGATGGCGCCTATTACGGCACAATCAGCATGACCGCTGGGCAAGTGCGTGCGGTTTCCTGTAAGTGGTACGGCGCGGCCGGCGTGTCGTACAAGCTCTCAGTTGCCACAACGGGAGGCGTTGATCTCGCGGCCTATCGTTTCAAGGGCACCGGCCGTTGGCAGTGGGTATGGGTGTATTGGGTAGAGACGAGTACAACGACACGCAGACTCTACTTCACGAAGGACTCGCACGCCTCGACCGCCGTGTTCTACATCGATGGTGTCCAGAGCGAGGTCATCAATGCGGGTGAGACGGTCTCAACCTATATCGACGGCGACCAGTCCGCACTATTGCCGAATCAGTTCCCTTACCCCTTCCGGTGGAATGGAACAGCCCATGCTTCGACTTCGACCAGGGACATCACGACCAGAGCAGGAGGGTATGTGTTAAACCTTGATCGATTCCGCTTTAAGCTCATGGCATTTGCTGGCCTAGGCGTCACCCTCGTGGCCAATATCGCCAGCGTTGGCGCTGCAACGGACGGCTCAACCTTCCAAACGACCATCGCATCATCGCGTCAGGTCGCAATCAAGGGCCGATTCGAGGCCGCGACGCCGGAGCAGCTCGATCGATTGCGCTCCGACCTCTACGACGTGGTTGGGCCGGATAGTGTCTATCCACGGCAGCCGCTGACCTTGCTCTATCAACGGTTCAGCGGCGAGCGCGAGGTCGGGAACCTCGGGCGGGTTATCGCATCCTACCAATCGGGGCTCGAGCAGAATGTATCGGCGCTTCCTGCAGAAGACGCAGTGATTACCTTTACCCAATACCTCCCCGCTATTCTCGCCAACGAAAGCGGCGCAAGCCTCACCGTACAGACCAGCGTGGCGAACGGGAACGCTATTATCCGGCGCACCTCGGATGGCACCTGGCATGCCATGAGCACCGGCCTGGCCGGCGGTGGAGGGCCGATCGCCTACACCATCGCCGAGCATCCGAACGGCACGATCTACGTTGGCGGTGACTTCACCTCGGCGGGCGCGTCAGGCGCCGACTACGCCGCGATCTACGATCCGTTGACCGATACCTTCTCCGTCATCAGCAGCGCGACCGCGTTCAATAACATCGTGCGCAAGATCGCTATTGGCCCGAGCGGGATTGTCTACCTGGTCGGAGACTTCACGAACGCCGGTGGGATCGCTGCGGCTGACTTTATTGTGTCGTATAACCCGGTGACGGGCACCCTGGCCGCGCTGGGCACGGGTGCGAACAATATCGTTGTTGCGGTAGCGGTAGGGCAGGATGGGCAAGTCTATGCCGGCGGGCTGAACACAACCGACTTTGGCGGCGTCGCTGCCACAAATGGCGCGGGGCGCTGGGACGGCGCGGCCTGGAATGCGATGACCACGGGCCTGGATAACGGGAACGTGCAAGACATCCTGGTCAACGGGACTGACATCTACTACGTCGGCACCTTCACCAGCGTGAGCGGTGTTGCGAACACGAACCGCATGGTGCGGTGGACGGGCGCGATCTGGGCATCGCTTACCAGTGGCACGACGAATAACAGTGTGCTCAGTGTGGTGAGGGGACCGGGCGGGCTCCTGTACTTCGGCGGGCAATTTACGACCATCGGCGGCGTGGCTGCCAACCGCCATGCGTCCTATAACGGAACGGCGTTTCAGGCGATCGGCGGCACGGACGGGCTGAATAACAGCGTGCAGGCGCAAGCCTTTGACCGGAGCGGCATGCTGCACCTCGGGGGCCTCTTCACGACGGCCGATGGTATCACGCTCCCGGATTCGTTCGCACGGTTCAACGGCTCGGCCTATATCCTAGGTGATGCGGATCTCCCCGGCGTCGGCACGAGCGTGTTCGCGCTCATGATCACGCAGGATAACACGCTCTACGTTGGCCTTGATCAGACAGGCACGGCAACCACAGCCGGCGTCACGACAGTGACGAATGGAGGAACCGCACTAGCGTATCCGACAGTGACAATCACGGGACCGACGACAGGTACTAGCCGCGTCTACCAGCTTCTGAACGCGACGACGGGCAAGCTCATTTACTTGGACCTGACAATCAACGCGGGCGAGGTCGTCACGCTGCGCGCCTTATCGAACGGCGCGACCCTCATGAGTACATTCCGTGGTGATGTATCCGGCGCGATCCTGCCCGGCTCATCCCCCGACTTTGCGTTGGTCAAGGGTGCCAATAGTATCTCGTTCTTTTCAGCAGCCACTAGCGTCACTGCGCTGATGACATGGGCGAATGCCTTTCAATCAGCAAGTGACTTGACGAGCTAACATGCCAAACATATCACATCTCCTAACGCTTTGGAGTCCAGATGGAACACAGTTTCTTGACGACCTGAGTGATTTCACAACGCTGGAATGCGTCTTGTCCGAGGGCAACATTGGGACGTTGGCGCTGACACTCCCACCGACGCACAACTATGCGAATTTTCGACGTGATTCCCGTATAGCCTACTATCGCGCGCCAGCCGCCGTTCTCACAAACGGACAGCCACGGTTGCGGCTTGTTGGCGGCACAACCTGGCTGATCGCCGGCCGCAAGCGGACGATCGACCTGGTTAACCACAAAGAGACGGTTTCCCTGCTCGCCGTTCACCCCAACCATCTGCTCGCCCGCCGTGTCGTCGCCTATGATGAGGGGAGCACGCAGGCCGATAAAGCCGCAGCGGCAGATAACGTGATTAAAGCATACGTGAGGGAGAACTTCACGACGGCGACCGACACGGCGCGCAACTGGGCATCCACGCTCTTCACGGTCGATGCCGATCTGGGGGCAGCGCCAACTGTGAATAAGGCTGCGTCGTATCGCACCGTCCTGAATACCTGTCAAGAGGTTGCGGCGGCAGCGAGCGGGGGTGGCACCTATACCAATTTCGAGGTCGTCGGCGCAGAGCGCGGCGCCTTTCGGCTGCGCACGTATACGAACCAACGGGGGGTAGATCGCTCCTCTACCGGTGGAAAACCCCTCGTCATCAGCGTGTCCATGGGAGAGTTCAATGGTGTTGAACTGGAAGAGAACTGGATCAACATCGCCACGGCAGTCTACGCAGGGGGGAGCGGCCGGCAGGATGAGCGGCTCGTCACCTTCGTTTCTGATACTGCACTGATCGGGGAATCCTCCTATGGTTGGGTCGAGTGGTTCCAGAGTGCGGGCGGCACAACGGATGCGTCCGTCCTAAATGATGAGGCCCTACGGGCGCTCCGCGAAAGAAGGCCCCGCATCGTCTTCAGTAGTGCGGTGAAGGATACGGAGTTTGCCACCTTCATGGAGGAATATGACTGGGGCGATCGTGTGGTCGGGGAGTACGCCAGGCCCGATCCGCAGGGCGCCGGCTTCACGGATATTCAGCAGTTCGATTGCCGGGTCGATCCGGTTCGCATTAGGGTCGAGCGCTCGGAAGATCCTGAAACGGGCCAGCAAACCGAAGTAGAGACGCTCGACATTCGGCTCAGGAGTGAGGCGTAACCTTCCGAATTTCCTTCTTCGCGGCCAGCAGTAGCGTCACCGCGGTGATGAGTTGGAGAACCGCCTATCAGTCGGTCAGCGATCTGACACGGTGATGACCAAGAAAAAACAGCAGCACCCCACACGACAACCGACCGCGCCCCCGGCGCCAGCGTACACAACCGCTAACGTGTTTACTGATGTGTCGGCTGCGCTACGCGATATTCTGAAGCCGAGGCCCTATGCGTGCTGGAAGTATGCCCTGCTAACCGTGACAAGCGCGACGGAGGCGCTGCATCTGCACAACAGTTACTATATCGAGGGCTGGATTGTGGGGCTTGACGGTGAGAGCTGCGGCGAAGTCGCCGAGCATGGATGGGCAAGCTGTGACGGCGGCCTGATCGAGTTGTCGCCAGCGCTGGATGGGGCACGCTGGGCCTATTTCCCTGGGGTAATCTATGACTACACCGCCGCACTTTCTCTCCAGCGCCTGCCCACGATCTGGCACGCACGCCGGGGCGATGGGGCCTATCGTGCGGCCGAACGGGCGGCGTTCACCTATGCCCGCGCCCACTTTCCACACCAGGTTCGCCGCGAGGTTTCGCGGGCAACGCGGCGTATCCTTCAGCGACAGGTGATGCAATGAGCGATGACCTGTCCAGGCGCGATCAGGAGTGGCAGCACTATCGAGCCTATCTGCTCAAGCATGTGCGCCCAAAGCACGTATGCCCCCCATGCGTCACGTATGCTGATCTAGTTGCTTGGGATGCCTGCGATCTGCGCGAGCAGTTCCAACGTGATTTTCCTGACGGGCTGGTCGGTCCTGGTCTGAGCATAGCAGCCTGGCTTGATCTGCTCGACCGTGGCTATGCGCGCGGGCTTGGCTTTATCTACGCGCAGACGCTGGCACCCGCTTGGCGGATCGTGCTGTGTGGGGCGGACCTGCGCCGCTATGACCTCACCGATGCCGAGCTGACTGGCGCGGACCTGGCACACTGCAACCTGGCTGGTGTCGATCTACGCGGCGCGCATCTCGGCGGTGCCAGGCTCTACCGGGCGGACCTCCAGGGCGCCGACCTACGCGGCGCATTCCTGAAGCGCACGAATCTGCTGGGTGCAGATCTGCGGGGGGCTCAGGTGAGTGTCTGAAAGGGTTCACTTGTTGCCCGAATCCTTCCGACCAAGGCACGCGTTATCTCGTGTAGAGGAATCGCCCAGGACCGCCACACGCATGGCGGTCCTCTCTTTTAGAAGGAGGGAGTTATGCGACGCTTCGCTACCGTACTGCTGGTCATCATGTGTCTTGTGGTGGTATTGCCTGTGCAGGCCCAGGATCAACGCTGCTTCCCCGAGACAAATCAATGCATCAGCGGTCGCATCCGCCAATTCTGGGAGCAGAACGGCGGGTTGCCAGTGTTCGGCTTCCCGACGACCGACCAACACGAGGAGCTAGTCGAGGGCAAGCCCTTCCAGGTGCAGTGGTTCGAGCGTAACCGGCTAGAGCTGCACCCCGAGAACGCCCGTCCGTACGATGTCCTCCTTGGCCGGCTGGGCGTCGATCGTTTGCAACAGCAGGGACGTGACTGGTTCACATTCCCGAAGGGCAGCGAGCAGCCTGGCTGCCGACACTTCACTGAGACCGGGCACACGCTGTGCGGCGCGTTCCTGAACTACTTTCGGACACATGGGTTGGATCTAAGCCAGCCGGGAATGAGCGATGCCGAGAGCCTGGCGCTGTTCGGCTTGCCGCTCTCTGAAGCCGCCGACGAGGTGAGCCCGACCGATGGCCAGACCTATCTCACCCAGCACTTCGAGCGGACACGGATGGAGCTGCACCCTGAGAATCAGCCGCCGTTTAATGTGCTGCTCGGGCTGCTGGGCAATGAGATCCGCGCCGGCGGTGGCCCTGCGCCGGCCCCGCCCCCACCTCCCGCCGCGCCGATCGTGCTGCAAGGGCAGGGATCAGTCGTTACCGATAAGGTGACGCTGCCGAGCGGGCGCAACCGAGTCGTTTTGACGCATCAAGGTGAGGAGAACTTTGCTGTCTGGGCCTATTTCGAGGATGGCTCAAAGGATCTGCTGGCGAACACGATCGGCAATCACAGCGGCCAGCGACCGATCATTGGCTCGGGCCAGGTTTATTTCGAGGTAACGGCGGATGGTGCCTGGACGATTACGATCGAGGCGCTGCAACCAGACCCAGCAGCGGCACAAGGGATCTCTGGTAACGGCGAGTACGTAAGTGGCACCTTTACGCCGGCCAAAGTTGGGCCCGTCCCCTACAACGTGAGTCACACCGGCGAGAGCAATTTCGCGGTGTGGCTGCGTTGCACGGGCGGTGATGACCTGGTGGTAAATGAGATCGGAAGCTACACGGGATCGACGGTGATTGAATTCGAGCAAGGGCCATGTTTCTGGGATGTGACCGCGGACGGAACATGGAGCGTAACTCCGAAGTAACCCCGATCAATAGTGCAGCCCCGGGGGTGTTCCCTCGGGGCTGTGTGCAGAACATATGTGCTTTACCACCGCTCAGGGACATGCCCGAGCCTGCCCCGATAATAGACATAGTCCTTAACGCTCCCCACCGGCATATCCAGCACCCGAGCGATAGCGCGCGGCTTCAGTCCTTCCTCATACATCCGCCGGGCGAATTCGACCATCTGATCGGAATACTTCGCGCCCGGATGACGCTCGCCGTAGCAGATAAGGCTGATCTTGAGTGTGCGCGCCCTGCTCCTGACCGCTTCCTTAGTTCGTCCGAGCCGCTCCGCAATCTCTGCTAGGCTGATCTGGCCGGCGAGCGAGCGTAGCATCGTGTCTTCCTGGTGCGTCCAGCGCGGGTGACGGGGGGGCTGCCGGCGCGCGGCTTTCGCCCTGAACCAACACTCATCCGAGCAATACCGCTTGTGGCAAGAGCGTGTCCGAAACGGCTGCTGACAAGTGGTACAGAGCCTCTCATAAAAGAACGGGTCCATGGTCTCGCCTCCTCTTGAAAAGCGAACGCCCCGCCACAACGACGGGGCGTAGTAACGGGGATGATAGAGGCGGTTAGAGGTGACTCTTGGAACGCGCCAGGGCGATCAGTTGCTCTACCACAGTCGTGCTGGCCAGCTCTTTGACCCGGCCCCACTCCTGAATACTCATCTGGTTATAAAAGTCGGTCCCTTCCCCGGTCCCTAATTCGAGGAACTGTACGCCATCGGTGCGGATCTCTAGCCCGTTCCACGCCAGATCGGCGCCGAACAATTGGCCCTCTCCATCGTAGTCAGCATAGACCGTCTCGCCAGCGATCTCGCCGATCGGGATACCCATATTCACGTCGTCGTCGTTGTCTTCAGGGACGGGCGCCGTGCTGGCGCTCTCTTCCTTCCCGAGAGCCGCCCCTATCCGTTCCGCCAGTTCCGCAGCCTTGCCGCCCTGAGTAAGCAGTGAGGCCCGCAGGATGGCCGGGAATAGGCGCTTAGTATTGCTACCATCCATGAACACAATCAGCCCTGCGGTTTCCTTGAAATTGAGCACACAAGGGGCCTTCCCGGCGGCGCGGATAAGCATCTCGCCGGTGCCACTTAGCATGAGTAGCATCCCGTCGTCGCGCTCCTCTAAAACCGCCTGCTTCCACTGCGCGCCTAGCCCCAACCGCTCACACGCGCGCTCATCAATGAATCCGTCGCTGCTGATGCTCGTGGGGTATTCCACTTGTTTATTGTCTGCCATGATCGATATCTCCTCTGAAGGGCAGCGCGGGCCTGCCCTGGTCAGTCGGTAGTATTAGATGGTTTGTTCGGCCAACGCCCCGATCAGGCGCGCATCGGACAGGAGGCGATCCAGGTCGTCACGCAGCCGCCGCACATCGGCGAGTGTCCAGATGTCGTCAAGGCGGTCGTTGATGGACTCGCCGTGGATGACCAGTCCGATCCCCAGTTTCCCACCGTAGAGATCGACCGAGGCCATCACGCGCCCAGAGGTGTAGCCAGGGATGTTGTCGCCAACGTTGAAGTCCAGCCACGCCGAGTGGTTATCTGGCCATTGGTAGTGCTCCAGACGGATGCCCGAGCGCCGGCCGTCGTCGATCGGGGTGCAGATCGGATCGTCGTCTTGGAAGTGCGCGGCCAGTACGCGGTCGGCCTCGGCGGCGATCTCGCGTCGGGTCTGTTCGTAGGTCAGCATATCAGTCTCCTGTATGTGGGGGCAGCGCTGGGCTGCCGTGATTGAGTGGTAGAGGGGCCGGATGGGACCGGCCCCGTTGATCTGGTGTTGCGAGTGCTGCGAGTTCAGGTAGTGGTAGCAGGGCGGGCCTTGCGGCCTGGCTCGGCTGTTGACGACGATCGCGGCCCTGGCGCGTCTGCTAGTCGCCAGCCCTTGCCGGTCGGACTAGGCCCAGCACTCCAGCAGGGCGGCTTCAGCAGCAGCCTGGCGGGCAAGGACAGCGGCGCGGTCGGTCGCTTGGGCCTGCTCAAACCGATCAGAGAAGCCGTGTAGCCATGCGTTGACGCATTCGTAGCAGATGGCCGGCTGCATAGCGCTCGGGCCGTAGTCGCTGGTCTTGCACGCGCCACAGACGAATGGCGCCGCGATCTGCGCCTGGCGCTCGTCGTGCAAGCGCACCAGACGAGCCGCTGCCCGATGCCAGCAGGGCCGGTTGAACTTGAACGCTTCACACTGGCAGACGCCATTGGAGGTGTACAGCTCGCCCGAGCTGCTGGACACGAGGATGAGGCCGCCGTGGTCCGCATCGCGGTGCATGTAGGGGTTACTGAGGACTTCGACCACCGCACGGTTGATCGCGTTCAGCCATCGGGGATGGCCGGCGGCGTCGCGCATGGCCTGGTCAACGACCGCTGAAAGAATGGTACAATCGAGGTTGAGCATTGGGGGTTCCTCCCTGTGCTTTGGCCCTGTTGGTGCTTACGACACCAGCGGGGCCGCTTTATTTGTCTACGGTCAGTATAGCACATCTGTCATTACTTGTCAATACTTCTGTCAATATCTGTCTTGACAACCATTGACAGGTAGGGTATGATACGGGTGTGCTGATTTAGCTGGGCAAAGGGGGTGATGACCGCAATGACTGAGGCTCTCCTAACAATCCGTGATGTTGCTCGGCTGCTGAACGTAAGCGAGCGCACCGTGTTTCGTCTTATAGAGCGCGGCGAGATCACCGGCATGCAGCTCGGCGGTGGGGGCAAAGGCAGGGTATGGCGTTTTCCGCCATCCGAGGTGGATGCCTACGTTGAGCGGCAGAAAGAGAAACGGGAGAAGGAGACTCCACCAGCGTAAGGCCGGGCGATCCCCTGACAAGAGCCGCCCGGCCATGCGTCGGAAGTCGAAGCAACCGACATGCGGATTATACCGCATACCAAAGAGGAGCGCTATTATGCAGCCTTCCTACAACCGCACACCCCCACGACGGCCGCCGCTGGGCTTGCTGCTGGCGACCATCCTAACGGCACTCCTGCTGCTGGGCGCCGTCGTCGCCTGGATGGCCTGGCAATTCTCCTTGCTGCCGCCTGGTGTCGCGCTGGTGCTCAGAACGGCGATCTACGCTATCCCCATCCTGATTGTGAGCGGGGGGGGCGTCGTCGGTCTAGCGGTCGCCTGGAGACGCTACGGAAGCCACGAGTACATCAGGGCGGCGCACATCACCCGATTGACCAGGGCCGGCGCCCAGCGCTTCCCCGAGGGCTTGCAATCGCTTAGTTTCCATGACTCCAGCAAGCAAATTCCGCACGGTACGGAAAGTGTACCGCTTGCGCTGCCCGAGCTGGCGCCCCCCACCGTGCCGTCGTTCGGCGAGCTGCTCGACCAGGGGAAGGTAGGACACGGCAGCAAGCTCTTACTCGGCTTTCGTGACGGACAGGCGATCGAGGGTTCATGGGGCGATCTCTATTCTGTCGGCGTGGGCGGTATGACCGGCTCGGGCAAGTCCTGGCTGGTCGCCTTCCTGGCTGCCCAGTCGGCTGCCGCTGGCGCGAAAATCATCCTGATCGATCCGCATGCTGGCGATCCGCAGAGCCTGGCGACCCGACTGGCGCCGCTCTCGGCGAGCTATATGTGCAACACAGCATCAACGCCCACGCAGATCGAGAGCGCGCTGAAGCTGGCGAGCGACAAGCTGAACGGGCGCAAGGCAGGGAAGGGCGGGGTTTGGCCCCTCCTCTTGATCGTGGACGAATGGACAAGCCTACTCCGGGGCAGGCTCGCCGAACTATTGACCGCTACGGTGCTCGATTATGCCGAACAGGGCAGAAAATACGGGTGTTTTGCCACACTCGCCGCGCAAGCCTGGCAGGTGGACGCAGCGGGGCCGGTGCGCGATCGGCTCGCGAGTCACTACGCTATGCGCTGCCGTGGTGAGCAATTCAGGTGTCAACTCGGCTTGCGCGGGTCCGCTCCCCTGGACACACTGTTCCTGAAGCCAGGGGAAGCCTACTTTTTGAGCACACGCGGCGAGCTGGGCAAAGTCGTTATCCCGCAGATGGCGGATGGCGATCTCGCGCGAGTCGCTGCTCTGATCGACCGACCAGCGGCGGCCGTAGGGCAACCGTTCGGCTTCCAGCGTGTCACCGCACATGTCACCCCATCGGCGGATCTGGCGACAGCCCGGCGACAGGATGGTGACATTATGGCGACATCGGCGGCGCCTGTCACCACGGCATCAGGAAGCGCGAAAGCCGTATCACCAGAAGCGGCTCGGGCGCTGGCGCTGCTGCATGAGGGAAACGGTATCCCGGCGATCGTCAAAGAACTGCGCGGGGTTGTGCCGCGTGAAGGGCGGCGCTACATGACCGCGCTGGACGAAGTGACCGACCTGCTACGGCAGGCGACGAAGGGGGCATAGCCATGTACGAAGAATATGACGACACATGGATCGAGCTGTGCGAAGAGTTGGGAATCGACTGGACGGAATTTGTTGAGAAGATTGGTGGCTATGTTTCGGCAGAGGAAGCCGTTGAGATCGTCCGCGACCTGTCGGGAGAGTGGGAGGCCTGAGATGTACACGACCAAACTACTTGCC